AGAGTCAGGATTAGCAGGACCATATCCTACATTAGCAAATGCCCAATCACGATTCTTGAGATTAAGCGGTATATCTGAACAGACTTTAGGACATTGTTTCATTAGATCACCATTTCACTTTATTAGCCCAATAAGCAGCAGACATTTTGCCTTTAGCTATATTGGAAGCATGACGAGCTTTAAATGCCTCATTACGCTTAGTTCCATCTGGACTACCCTTTACACCTTGCTGACCAAAACGGATTAACTTAACCTCGTCTCCTGCCTTTGCTAGTACCGCATGAGATTTAGTTGGATGACTAGGAGTAGCTTTAGGCTTGTTATAGCCAGCAAACTCCTCTTTGCCACGCTTAATCATTTCTTCACCTTTTTAGCAGTCTTAGCAGAAGCCACAAAATCAGCTTTAGTAGGAGCACCTTTAGAGCCTACCTTACGCATCTTTTCACCAGAACCTTCAGCTATGCGTTTTTTCTTTGCTGCAATATTGGCGTAAAGTCCATTTTTCATTTTAAGAATCGCAATTTATATAAAGTCGAATCAATCTCAGATGCAATCTCATCTACCAAATTCTGCAATTCTGAGTCCTGTGGCAACTTAGCACGACGAGCCTTAACCTGATTTTTAAGCATTGTCAGTTCAGCAATAGGCTCCAATGGTGCATCATAGTCAACCATGAAGTTGTTAATAATGCCATATTTTCCTTGATACGCTTCTACGTATGAATCTATCAAGTCTTGCAAATTATCGTAAAAGTTACCTAATGCTGAATGCATAGAAAAACTACGAGTCTGCCAATGAAGAATATGAGTATTAGTAATAGCGTGAAGCAACATTAGTACAAAGTCAGCTACTTCTTTGTTACCGCTATTTTCTTGATCGCTAAGGAGAGCCATTATTTTTTCCTTTTTTTCATTTTCATGCCAGCTTCACTCATGGCAATAGCTACGGCTTGTTTTTGAGATTTAACTACTGGTCCAGTTTTGCTACCAGAGTGCAATTCGCCTTTGCCATACTCACCCATGACTTTAGCGACCTTCTTAGCTGCTTTGGTTTTCTTCATCATTTAGCATTTCCTTTACTTGTTCAAGTAGTTGTTGCTCAGTAACTTCATACTGATGCTCAAAGGCTTTACGTCCCATTCCGTGATATCCGGTATTCCCCCGATGATGCTCAGGACAAAGCGGTAACGTATCGTAATGCGAACTCCTTACACCCATTCCCAAGCCTAAACCTCTAACGTGGTGAATCTCAGAAGGAGTACCTGCATACCCTAGCCTATAGCAAATTATACAACCTAAATTAGCAACTTTAGATAGATATTTCTTCTCTGCTTTGGTCAATTTGACGCTTTCTCCACAAATATTTAACTGAAGATATTGTCTCTGCATGATTGCACTCAGGACACACATCTACAGCATCATCAAATACATATCCACAACGGACTCTTAATACTTCGTCACGATCACCAATCCAATTGCAATTATCGCAATAAACTTTATCCATAATATTGATTTCCTGTAACGTAATTTACATTAAATTTTGCTATTATTTTCAAGCAGTTAGTGGACTGCTATTTCTCGGGAGAAACAAATGTTTGCATTAAATATTGAAGGCGTAATGTTTTACTTTGAGTCTGATGATGTAGAGATTTATGAGTTTGATGAAGATGGTGTAGCGTATTGGTTTGATGACGAAGAACAAGTCTGGTATTACTTCGATGAAGAATACTATGACTGGATCGAGTGCGAAGAAGATTATTGCGAAGAATAATCATTGAGTTGACCTTTCAACTTGACGATTACTAGCTTCTAAACTTCTCCAGCAGTCAACACGAGCCTGAGCGGCTACGAGCATCCAGCGTAGTCGTTCAGCCTCCTCTACAGCCTCTCTTAGTCCTAATACACATTGTGTGTATTCTTCCGTAGTATAAGAGTCTGATTCTTTTTCTGCCATTGTATTTTTCAAACTACGTTGAAAGCCAATAGCCTTAACTGTCTTTCTATGTTCAGTTAAGTAAACAACCTGAGCTTTAGCAGCAGCATATTTCTCAGCATTCTTAATCATAAAATTAATCGCTTCGTTCGGATCGATATTCATCTGATAGTTTCCATATTAGAGTTTTAGCATCATCTACATTTGTAACTACGTTTACTTGACCTTTCCAGAGTCTGTGCCAATTAACTTGATCTGGAGTAAGTACCTTTTTATCACCATCCTTGATCTCAAGCAAGAAATTTCTAGCTTTAAATCCGACGATAATATCTGGACAACCTTTTCCTACCGCATGAAGATGCTCAACCGTACAACCCATATCGCGTAAAGCCTTAACGATCTGAGTCTGGTTGTTATCTACCCTTTTGTAAACCATTCCATAGCCTCATTAAATCTATTTATGTCAGTTAAATATTTATCGTTTAAACAATATCTATTGCCATATCCAAAATTTTGTATTTCGTGATTTAGTTTAAACTTTTCTTTACCTACAAACCCATGAATTTTAATAACCGTAGGCGATTGAACCGAACAATAAATAGACCAATCAGTAGCAAAATCTTCCATACTGTTAAAAATTAAATACCGTGGTTCCGGTCGCAAAACTGAACTTGTCTTAATTTGAATAGTTTGACCTTTAATTGTTAAGTCAATATTCCCATCTCCACCATAAGTAACGTCAAACCTGACACTAACTCCCAAAAGCTTACAAACAGCTATCTCACCTAACATTCCAATATAGTGAACAGCAAAGTCACTTTGACCACATATCTTATTGTTTTTAATTTGCTTGTTGTCTAATCTAGCTTTTTTAACTGACTGCATAATTCCAACATTATGAGCAGCCAAGATTAAATCATTGGAGTCTAATTCTATTTCCATTGGCTATCTTCCCCGCGATTTCCTAGCGTCCATTGTTCTCTACAATCTTTCTCTAGTAACTGAGCCGTTCTATCTCCGCGTTTTTTGCGGACAATAGACAGATATTCGATGGCTTTGTTTCTATCTTGAGTACGCCACTTCAATACCTGTCTAACTTCGCAACGATGCCTATGTAGTTCAGTATTATCAGGCACGAAACGCTCCACGATTATCAAAGTCAATCGGCTGACCACCTAACGTATCTACAAACTGCTGGCTGTTGTGCTCAAAGTACATCCCATAGAACTCCTCAGCCTCACCATTCCTTTGCTTCTGGCACATTAGAAACATATCCGGCTGCTTCTCGTCATAATCCTCATTGTTCCTACGAGCGTTCTCCTTCTTTTTATTACGCCAGACTAGGAACACGTTGTCTACCTGATCTGCGATCGATCCAGAACCCTTTAAATCGGTCTTAGAAGGCTGTATCTCCTCAGACTGCAACTTGCGTATGTGGTGGACTAAATGAATATGTACGTGATGGTCTCTAGCCAATGCACAAAGCTCGTCAACAAATGATTTCTGCTCGTTTAATGAGTCCTCTGCTACTACACACTTCATTAATGAGTCAATGAAGATATGTTTTATACCTAACTCAACAGCGCAGTACCTTGCCATTGCGATAGTTTTCTGTGGAGTAGTAGAACCTTGCTGGTCATAAAGGTAAAGATTATCTTCCATGAAATTGGTAAACCTATCCAATAACGAGCGAATATAACCTTCTTTGTCGTTAGTTAGCGGTACATTAATATTTTCACCAGCAAATTGTCGCAACATCCTGACAATGGTAGTTATAGGTTTCATTTCGTATGAGGCAATGCATACCTTTAGGTTCTGTTTTACTAAACCTAACGCTATCTGACCTGTGACTAAAGACTTTCCACCGCCATTGCTTCCAGCATAGACTGTCACTTCACCTAGCCTGAATTTAACGTCTGAATGAGTTTTAATCCACGGCATTACTGCATCGTCAGTCTTTTGAGGATCAGTATAGTTTTGGTAAATCTCATCTAGCCAACTATTAGCAGACTTAACGTGAGACGATAAGTCACTAGCCTTTAGGTATTTCTCAATATCAATCTGACTTGATTTAATGATATTGCGATCATTGTAAAGTCGTTCCGCTATCGTATTAATATTATCCGACATACTTAACTGCCTCCATTATCCTAGCCTGTGCTTTCTTCATTCGACCTCTATCTTCTTCCGATAGTGGTAGTCCTTGTGCCATTGTGTAAGCCGCTACTGATACTACCCATGCCTCGAATTCAATGACTCTAAGCAAGTCTGAAGCATAATACTTTCTTTTGACTTGATGCAAGTCTTTATTTACGTTGGGGAACAGATCATTCATATCCATGCCAATAGCACCCAAAATATCTTGAACGCTGCAATCAGCAAAGCACTTGATTAGGATACGACCATCGTCTAATTCTCTTATCGCTAGGCTAGGACTCTTATCGCTATGAGCAGGACAGCAAGCCGTATAAGCTCCGTTACGACCTTTAACCCTCTCTAGTCGGCTAAGTATGTTCTCTATCATTTCCACCCCACTAAAGTAGATGACGCTGACTTAACATCTTTTTTAAACCAGTCTGCTTGGAATCCAGCCCATCCTCTATCGCACATTGTTTCTATTGCTTTCGTTAGTGGTATCCCAGCTTTATCTGCTTCATTCCTTAATCGTTTAATTACTAATTCAGTAAGTGGTGCTTTTTTATTACTTCTTAGCTTTTTAAAATCTTTCCAGAGTTCTTCAGAAATATCATCAGGACGATTTAGCGTATTCTTCTCTGTCTCTCTCTCTCCCTCTCTCTCTGTCTCTCTCTCTGTGGTAGCAACCTGCAAGCAAGGTGCTAGCATTGTGCTAGCGTCAACAAAAAAGCCTTTATCTATCAAAGGCTTGAGTCCTACTTCTATGTCCTTGCTAGCAATGTGCAAGCGGAATGATAGATCGTCGCTAGCAGCATCAAAACTACCGTCTTTTGACTCACTCGCAAGCAGCCAAAGTAGTGGTGCTATCGCCTTGCTAGCAATAGGTAAACTTGCAAATATCCTATCGTTTAACAAATCTCGATGCAGTTTTATCCACGGAGGATTACGATGACTATAGTGTTGGAACTTATCCCAATTTTTAGGTTTGAGTATCATATTCCACCCCGCCATTCCATAGATCATCAATTTCACATTCGTTTCTATTAACCCATCTTTCTAAATTTTTAAATTGCTCTAAAGTTAAGTAAACATGAACATCTTTACCAAATTCAAAAGAGTTTTGTCTTATGGCAATTTTCCCAGCTTGCGTAGGATAAACATAAAACCCCTCAACATCTTTAAATTTCATAGCTTTTTCCAATAAAAAAAGCCTTAGGTGAGACTCTCACTAGATTAAAAATCTAATGTTGGCAGACTGGTTCGGTAACCAGCAGAGTCCCATCTAAGGCTTACCGATTTTATGTATGCTGCCAAGCACACAACCACTATAACGAAACTTTTCTCCTAGCGCAAGTCCTACAAATATCAGAGTTTCTAAATTGAATCGCTGAACGTGAATGCTTGCAACTGGGACACTTCTGCATCGAGAAGTTATAAATCGTTTTCTCTTTTGTAACGGACGTCTGATTTACAGGTTTTAAAGGTGCGTCTTTCAATTACTTGTCCTCGTGGGCTTACTGTTCGTGGGAATGTCTTTAACGGAGTAAATGGTATCGGCTCCCGTGGTGGGACTAGCTTCTTCTCATCAACTGGCATTGGCTTATCTTTATAAGATGGGAAGAATACATCACCTTCCTGCTTAAAGCATTTGTACCTGACTAATTTTCTAAGCTCAGTAGTTATATCCCACTCCACAGCAAAACCCATCATTCCGTACTTTTGTATTATCTCTTTGACAGTAATACCGCCAGAATTGTTAACAATATCGATAAATTCAGCCCTACGGCTACCTATTCTTGGTACGTACATAAAATAATTTAAAAAAGTTGTTGACACACAATATTATGCTGCGTTATAGTTTCTTCGCTGCAACACAATATCAACCTACTAGGAGAATACTATGAATTACTCAGACCTTGAAGAAGATTTAATGTCATCGCTAACTCGCAATCCGCATGAGTTAGTTCAGCCATATCAGCTAGACAAAAATAAGTTCAGCAAGCCAATGGATGCTGATTACGCTAGAGAATGTCTAGCTGAGTTTATCGCCTATATTTGCGATAGTGACTTTCCTGATGATGTAGTGCGTCACAGACTCAAGAATTATATAGCGACTATCGTAGAACATCGTATTGAGGAAATTGGATACGATGATCCAGTTCAGGACGCATACGATCGAGCAGACTACGAATACCAATTACGCAAAGATCAAGCACTAGAAAGAGAATAATGAAAACTGATATGCACAATTGGGAAGTGGCTGATATTGTCTATGCCTTGCGATTGCTGGCAGATAACCTAGACAAGAAGTCAAGAACTACTCAGGAGCAAGAAATACTAGATATAGCTTATCGAGCTTTAGCTATAGCTCCTAGAGAAATCCACGAACTTGTTAACATAATAGAATCGAATGATAACTATGAATAAATTGCTCAACACTAATGATTTCTTTGCACGTAAGCCACTACTTTGTGGTGTAATAATGTTTCTTCTATACATTTTGGCTTGCTCAATATGACCGATGAAAAGAACATTTTATACAAGAAAGATTACGTTACTGCTGCTAAGACGGACATTCGTAAAACTTTTGCTAAATTTAGAAAGGAGCAAAAAGCGTCTACAAAAATATCTACTTCTGAGAAAACACAACCTACCAATATTGTTCAGTATAAAAAATTCAGATAAATAGGAATCTACTATGAATAACGACTATCAATTGCAAGAGCAGCATGAACAACAACAATGGCGCGTATATAGCAAGCTACAGAAAGCCAGAGTTTTACTACAAGAATTACCGATTAAGAAATCAGGCTTTAACTCATTCGCTGGTTTCAAATACTTTGAACTAGCAGACTTTCTCCCTAGCATTAACGTCATCTTTGACAATCTAGGTTTATGCTCAGTCTTTAGCATTAGTGAAGGTATAGCAACCTTACGTATCTTTGACTCAGAGTTTGGTGGTGTAGTTTATTTCCGTAGTCCTACAGCAGAAGCAGGAGCAGGTAAAGCACCTCCTATACAGGCTTTAGGATCGATGCATACCTACCTTCGTCGTTATCTTATGCTCAATGCACTAGAGATCACAGAGCATGACGCTGTAGATGCCACGATAAAGAAAGACGAACCTAAGTCAGCCAAACCTATTACCGTTGATGTTTATGATGCAATGGATGATGAGACTAAAGAACTTATCGAAAATATAGCTATGGATGTACGTATGCTTATGGAACGCAATGATATGCAAGGAGTCATTGATTACATTAATCTGCAAGAGTTTGATGCAGATACTAAGACAGCATTTTGGAGTAGGTTAGATAGTAAAGAGCGCAGCGCAATTAAGAAATTCTCAACAGGAAAATAAAATGACTGAATATAACAATGAAAATCGTGGCGTACTTTACCGCAACGGAAATAAAACCTCTGACAATCATCCAGACTACTCAGGCAGCGTTAATGTAGATGGTACTGACTTCTGGCTCTCAGGATGGCTTAAAGAAAGCAAAAAAGACGGTAAGAAGTTTTTTAGCTTATCAGTTAAACCTAAGAACGATACCAAGCCAGTTAATAATCCTGTTAAGGCTGTTGAACCGGATGACTTTGACCAAGAAATTCCGTTTTGATCTCGCAGCCCCAATCCTCCTTCTGGGGCTTTTGCAGGAGTTTCGGCTCCTGTTTTTTTATTCTGGAGTAACCATGAAATTGCTTGATGCAGTTAAAGAACGCTACAACATTAAGAATGATGCTCAGTTAAGCCGTACCTTAGATGTACCTCCTCCTACGATAAGTAAGATTCGTAGCGGTAAAGTCAATGTATCAGCAGACATAATCTTACGCATCCATGAGTGTTTAGGTATGCCAGTAGCAGATATACGATCATTCTTATGAAAGTGTTAATTGTATTTGCGGCTGCATTAGCGGTCATTTGGGCGTGTTCTGTTGTTCTTACTACCAGAGTACAGACTGCTTATTCTGCTGGCTTTAGAGACGGTAAAAATGCCTTTACAATCGATTCTCAATGCTCTGC